GTGGTTGTACCAGTCATTGTTTCACCACTGAAGTACGGGTTATATTTATCCTCTGCACGTGCGCCCATCATAAAGAAAATGCCTTGTGAATCTGGGTATAGGTAGAGAATGGTTTCAATTGTTATTCCAGCATTATATCTTGCAGGAAATAACATGTAGTTGTAATCCTGAAGCTTGAAGAATCCCTGTAAATACCCGCCAGTTAAGTCGAAATAATAGTTTTCAGTTCCACCTGATGTAATGGCACTTATAGGATAATAGAATGTTGTTGCGGTAACTCCGCTTGTTTCACCTGTTGTTGGATTATGGACTTCATTGTATCCAACTCTGTACATGGTAAATAACGTATCGCTTGGTGTAACTGTGATACCACTCCACATGATATTCGTCCTACCATTATCGAAGCCTGTTAATCCAAAATCGATTAGATTAATATTATCTGAATACGCTCCGCTCCATTTAGTTAAGCTAAATGCTGTGAGACCTGTGTTCCAGTTTACCCATGAGTTAACATCTGTTAAGTCAATGTGTATTGCCAAATTGTCTGTGATTATATCATTTAAACATTCTAAATTCATTTTATACAAGAATTTATCATAAATACTGACAGACTTTAATTAATAGTTCCGTATTTATGATAAATAACAAAATTAAAGCATTTGTTCCATGATTAAAGATAGTAAACAGCGATTATTCGAAATGATGAATAAGGTTGGCGGTATGCCATTGATAGAATCCGTTATATCTGAAACAAGTGAACAGTATCCACCGGGTTTTAGTGCTGACGATAGTATGTCGTTAGATGACTATGTAAAGCAATGTAGTCTTCAAGAAGAAGATAATCCAAATTTAGCTGGGATTTCAGTAGATAAAGATATGACTTTTGATGATGTTGTTAATGCGAGAAAATCTGGTACATATAGAGGGAACACACCATATATTCATAATTCTACTATAAATAAAATACAAGTTGTTGATGAAAATGGTAAGCATATAAGTGAAGAGGAATTTAGAAAATTGACAACAATAAGACCACTAAAAATTCTTGGTACTAATACTAAAGTAGGAAAAACTAATATTGAAAAAATTTCATTACCTGCATACAAGGGTTTATATTATGATGAACATTTTCCTGTTGGTGATAGAATTAGGGTTATTAATGTGTGTCAAAATGCTGGTGGTTGTAAAATTTATTGTTTTCAACAAAAAGGAAATCCTGTTATTTGGGAGAATTCGTCATTAGATAGAACACGAATTTTGAATTTTTTGATAAACCATTATGATGCATTCAAATCAAAATTATTAAACGAGATTCTTGATGCTGAAGCACTAAACGATAAAAAAGGATTAAAAACTATTATTAGATGGCATGATTCTGGTGATTTTATATCGGAAAGATATCTTGGAATCGCAATAGATATTGCAAATAACACACCAAACGTATTACACTACGCATATACAAAAATGGTTGGTTATGTTAAGAAGTATGCACAGGAACATGAAGAAGGTCTGCCATCAAATTTTATTTTTAGATATTCGGTTGATGCTGATGCACCAGAAAATGATTTAATCAATAGAAAAGAAGATTTATATGCGGATGTAGTATCAAAAGAGCTATATAAACCATATATGCATACTGTGAAAGTGCCAGTAATTGACCCAAAAACAGGTAAGCAGAAAATGGCAAAAAATACAAAAAAAGAATTAAAACCAGTATTTGATACAGTATATCGTTATAATTCAGAAAAGGCGTTAAAGGCTTTTAAAGAAAAAATGGGTGAGGTATATGATATTGAACCAAGCAGTATTTTAACGTTTAATGAAATGCCTGAAGATGAGGGACAACCTAATCAATATAATGTTATTGTAACACCTTCAGATGCTGATACGGCAGCACATAGACGAGATGTGCTTGGTGTGTATTTATTAGAGCATTAGAAAATTAAGAAGTATTTATATAAAATCAAGAATATGAAAAAAGACAGTAGAACAAGATTATTCGAAGTCATGGGTAGACTCGATAAGACATTCAAACCCCGATTAGATGAAGGTTTTGAAGAAATTGAATCAAGCGCAGAGGTAGAATTACCTGCAGAAACTGGTGAAGAAGCTCCTGAAGTTTCTGATGTTCCAGAGGTTGAAGAAAAATCTCCCGAAGAAAAAATAGCAGAATTAACAGCAAAGGTTGATGAACTTTATGCTATGCTTCATGGTGAAGAAAAGGCAGAAGAACCAGAAGCTGAAGAAACTGATGTTGACATAGAAAATCTTCAGGAATGGAATTTCGATAAGAAAAAAGGCGAGAAGAAAGAAGAAGATGACGAAGAAAAGGAAGAGGGTAAGGAACACGAGAAGAAGGAAAGTCCTGAATTCGAAAAAGGTGAAAAGGAAGAAGAGAAAGAAGAAGCCGAAGAAGAAAAAAAGGAACTGGATGAAGCCAAACCCAAAGTTCCTGTTGCTGCAATTGCAAAAGTAGGTAAATAATACTATATAATATATTGTAGGATATGAAAATGAAGTATAAATCTTCAAAAAGCATGCTTTTTGAAATGGTTGAGAAAATTAACCATGTGAAACCTGTTTTAAATGAGGAATTTAAAATTATGGGGTCATATGAGGGACATCCAGCACAACTCGTAGAGACTGCTCAAACCCCAGAACAAGCAAATGCCTTAAAAAATGAGGCACAGTTGGCGTTTGGTGAAGATTTTACTGTCTGGATTGAGAAAGAAGGTCAGGTAATTAATGAAAGCGATGATAAGTGGATTCAGAAAGCCGTTGACCCAGCACATAAAGGATATTGTACACCAATGACTAAAGATACTTGTACTCCAAGGCGCAAGGCATTAGCAAAACGTTTTAAAAAGGGTATTGATGAAGAATTAGGTGAAAAATATCGTGCAGAGATAACAGGACCGAAAGAAATGGTCTGGTCAACCAATGCAATGGAATACAATACCGAGCAAGAAGCTAAAGACTGGCTGGATGGTTTGAAAAGTCGTTGGTTTGGGTATGATATGGGTCGTGTTGTACCAATATCTACACCAAGAAATCAACCAGTAGACTTGGAAAATGATGTCATTTATCAAAATTTCAGGAGCTAAATAATTGAATTAGATGGAAGGAAATAAGAAGAACCCACGTTCATGGTCAAGCAGATATTGGAGAGGTCACAATATTTCAGATACTCTGAAAGAAATTGTCGAACCTGATAATGTTGATGTATCAAGTATTCAAACACATGATACATTGTGTCCGCTTATCTGGGAATCTGATGAAAAAATTAAACCAGAAGTTAGGGAAACTTTATTATTGAATGCCAAAAGATTTATTGAATTTTGTAATGCAGAGGCTCTTGAATTCAAAGACATTATATTGACAGGCAGCATGGCTAACTACAATTACAACGAAAATTCTGATTTAGATGTTCACGTTATTCTTGATTTTACCCAGATTTCAGAGAACAAAGAATTTGTTGGTGACTTTTTTAAATTAAAAAAGGCGTTATGGGCAGACAGACTTCCAATTCAGGTTAAAGGACATGATGTTGAAATGTATTTTCAAGACAGTGCAGAACCACATCATTCATCAGGAACATATTCTCTTGCCAGAAACAAATGGATTAGAAGACCAACAAAGAAAATCGTTAACATTGATAGTGCAGACGTGCAATTAAAATCTGCCGACCTTATGAATGCAATTGATGATTTGGAAACCAACAAAAGTGAAAATGATTTCCTGAAGAAACACGAGACATTAAAAAATAAAATAAAAAAATATAGACAGACTGGACTTGATAAAAGTGGTGAATACTCTGTAGAAAATCTCGCATTCAAAGTTTTGAGAAATTCAGGGTATCTTGAAAAGATGGTTGAAATGAAAAATGATTATCTGACACAGGAATTAAGTCTAAACGAATTTTTGGATTAATATGAAAACATTTATAGTTAAAAAAGAGCAGTTGAATGAGTATGTCGAGAGAAAGAAATCAGATAAGGCTTTCTATGACATAGTTGAACGCTTGCATACCAATGCAAAGTTTTTGACCGAAAACGTTTCACATACCAAGGCAAATCAATCAGTTATTGATGATTTAAGACGAAAAAATTTAATAACTCCCAGAGTTTATGAAATGCTTGTTAGCCATAAAATAATAAATGAGGATTACGAAATATTGTAGTATTACTACTTTTTGTTCTTAATAAAGTATTTATAAAAAAGTGTAAAACAGGCTTAATAAAATAATAAAGAAATAAAAATATATTCAAATGGCAAAACATACTTCACAAGAGGCGTATTACGAAAGACTAAAAAACTTAGCTAACGTAAATAAGACTTCGGTAAATGAAACAAAAAATCGTGCTTTAGGTACTTTAATCGACTATAAGAGAGCAGCCGATGGTGTTGCTTATGGTATTATTAAAGAACAACATCAATACTATATTAAAAAGGGTGGTCTTAAAGCTGACCCAGATGCTTCCGATTTTGCATATATCGGTGGATTAGGAAATATTACCGAATATCAATTTGGTAAGTTAGCCGAAGCAGATAAAAATAGAAACATGCTATTGAAAGTTGTCAATGAGGGTGTTAAAACAAAAGTAAACCCAAGTGGTAGCAAGAAAAAAGTAAACCTGAATGAAGATAAGGCAGCACAAGAAATTGGTGATGCTGAAGGCATGTTGGGTGATTTGGATGCAGCAACTGCTGCCGAAGAAATACCTGCAACAGAACCAGCAGGCGATGAAATGGCTGCAGGTCTGGAAGCAGAACCAGCAGGTGGTGAAGAAGTTGCTGCTGATGCTGAAGTTAGTGCTGAACCAGCACCAGAAGGTGGTGAAGGTGATGCTGCTGCTGACTTAGAAGCATCATTAGGTGGTGAAGAAGGTGGAGATGCTGCTGCTGACTTAGAAGCATCATTAGGTGGTGAAGAAGGTGGAGATGAAGTTGACGCAGAAGTTAGTGCCGAAGAACCAGTAGATGGTGGTGAAGAAGAAGTTAGTGCCGATGCAGAAGTTGCTGATGACGAAGAATATGCTACTGAAGACCCTCAAAGTGAAACAGTAAGGGAACTCGAAAAACAAATTGGTAAAATAACCAATACAATTAGAAAAACAGAATTAGAACCATCACAAACACAAGGTTATCTTAAATCATTTATACAAGCGTTTAAAGACAAACTCCCTGACCTTGAGATTGATGAAAGGAAAAAAATTGCAGAACTAATTACGAAAATTGTTCCACCTAAAGATATGGAAGATTTAGGTCAAAGCGTTGAAGATAGTGAAGTTGCTGCTGGTATTGAACAACCAGAAGAATTAGGAATGGCTGCTGAAAGTCAGTGTGCAGAATGTGGTAGCTTTGCACAATATGCGGAATCACGTGGTTATGGAAGTGCTGCAGACCTTATGGAATGTGGTGATGAAGAATTGGGTAATGTTGTAAATGGTTATGCAAATGCTCATAATGACGGCATGAATGATGGTGATATGGAAAATGTTGCCTTAGTTCTTAAAATAATTAACCCTGAAATTCTTGACCAATTAAAAGGCGATTACGGACATGAAGAATATGCAGAAAAACTTAGTCCAATTGTGACAGGCATGAATGAATGTAGTCAAGAAGAAGGTGTTGCTAAACTCGAAGAGCTTTTCGGTGGCGTAAACGCAACCAATGCTCCAATTGACCCAGCAAGTCTTGAAACACAACCCCCATTAACTGAAGATGATGATGATGAAGCTGAAGAAGCTAATGATGATGTTGTTGATGTTGTCGGTGACGAAGTTGAAGATGAAATTAATTTTGCACCTCCCGCACAATCATTAGGTGGTGGTGTGGTTAAACCAGAAGGTGCTGGAACTACAAGTGTTGAAGTAACTAAAGATAGCGTTAGCGTTACATTGAGTGAAGCTAAAGCTAAATTGATTAAGCAAATCGCAACTGGAGTCAATGAATATCTTAAAGAATGGAATTTCGATAAGAAAAAAGGTGAAGAACACGAAGAGAAAGCCGAAGATAAAGAAGAAGATGAGAAAGAAGAGAAGGCTAAAGATAAAAAAGAAGTTGTATCTGAAAGCGAATTGAAATTAAGAAAGTACATTCGTGCACGTCTTGAAGAAAAGGCTGGTTTAAGAAAACCCGTTCTAACCGAAAACAAAAAATCCGATGCACTTAAAAGGCTTGACGCTACAATCGATAAGCAATTCAAATTACACGAAACCGTTCAATCCAAAAAAAAAGTTAACGAAGAAAAAGTAAACGAAGTTTTTGGTTGGAGCATGAAGGAAAAGTTTGCAAATCTTGACCCAAATGATAAACAAGGGGTTAATAAACTATTTTATCAGGCATTTCGTGATATATTAAATAATCCGAAAATGGGTGCGATATTTAATGCAGCCAAGAAAACACCACTTCCAGAAAGATATGAAATATTAAAGCAGTTTGTTGAACAAGGCGGTGGAACGCTAAGAACAAGTGCTGGTGAAGGTGTAGTGTTTGCGCCAAAAGATGTTAAGAATGCAGCAATTCCAAGCGCATTTAGTTCAGGTGGCACACAGGGAAAGACCCAATTGGGTGGAGTCTAATAATTGAAGAATTATGATTAATTAAAGAACCCGAAGAAATTCGGGTTTTTTTGTAACATATCTTGAATATTATTCGTATAATTGCCAAAATATGTGTTATGATAATCAGAAATTTTGAAGGCAAGAAATACTTGAGAACCTACGTTGGTGGTTCGAGAGAGAAAGAATTGGAGACATTCTTAAAGGTACAGGGTACGAAAGAAGATAATTCTGAATGCGATTGGCTGGAATACCGAAGAATATTCACAGCTTATTTTAATGACGTATTACATGTCTTGCTTTCATGGCAAGATTTGGTTCGGAAGCTAAGTATTCTAACTGTGATACTCTGCGCATTATTCTTTAAGATACAAATCGTCTTTTTTATTCTCATTGGTATATTGATTGTGCTTCAAATTGTGCAAATCAATCTAAAGCTACGTCAGTCACGACATGCGAATAACTATGATTTGGGTCTGGATATCACGTTGAGTGAAATACATAAACAAACTGGATTTCAATTAGATAAAAACTAAGCCACATCGAGTGGCTTTTTTTATGTTTCAGTATTTATGGGAAAGTTACATTATGGACTACGATGACAATAAATTAAAGCTGATTTATGTTTTGAAGATTGGATATAATACCAAAGACGAGGGATTATATGAATTTGTATTTTCGATTGACCCAGAAAATATTGATATTGAGGGTTGGATGTGGGACATTACACCTGCTTGTGATAATGCACTACCACCAACCGAAGAATATGTTAATAAAATTGTGAATCTGAAAACCAGTTCGTTTGATTTGTTTTGTTTACATGAAGCAGTTGATAGGGAGTACATGCATGGCTATCATACAATACATGCATTAGCATATGAAACCGAAAGACAAATTGAGGGTAATGGGTTTGGTGATTACGAGAAACTATTCGAAGGTGATAACAATGATGACCTACCACTATTGGTTTTCCATTATGGTATGACATTACAACAAATTAAGGATTTATTGGATAGTAGAAAAATCATTTTAAAGGATAATGAGTTTATCGAAACATCTTCAATAAGATTTAAATAGGGTTCATCTCACCATTTGGGAGAAGGAAATCGAAGCACGGTGCGTCAAGATACGTATCGTGCTTTGCTGTTTTAGGTTTATAAGTATTTATTATAAATATTTATAAATGGCTGTCAAAAAAAATCCAGACATAATTCCTGATGATGATTCGCAATTTCCTGAACACGTTCCCATTCTGCCATATGATATGCAAAGGGAAAAAGAGAAGGAAGCTGTTAGAAAATTAGCAGCAGAACTTCGTAAAAAATCAGGGAAAATTGAACCAGTTATTGTAACAAGGGATGGTATTGCAAAGAAAGCCAGCGAATTAAATATTCCTGAACAAGAATATGAATTCGTTCGTTGCGCCACAAATCCCGTATATTTCATTGAGACCTATTTAACTATTTTCGACCAGACACAAGGTATAGCAGGTATGATTGTACCATTCAAACTATTTGATTTTCAGAATACACTGGTTGACACATATTTAAATAATAGGTTTGTTGTTGCCAATAAATATCGTCAGGCTGGTGTATCAACCACGACCTGTGCGTATATTGCATGGTACGTAATGTTTAACCAGAATCGTAGTGTTGCTATCGTAGCAGATAAACTCGAAACCGCACGTGATGAATTAATGAACGATGTTGTAATGTTTATTGATAGCTGTCCAGAGTGGCTTAGACCTAAAACTGGTAAAGAATCAAACGATAAGTTCAAAGATACTCAGAAACTAAAACGATATGATAATGGTTCAAGTCTTGGTGCTTTCTCATCGAGAGGTCTTCGTGGTTATACTCCAACTTTGTTATTCTGGGATGAAACTGCATGGACAGAAAAAAGTGATAAGTTCTGGACTTCAGCTAAACCAACATTACAGACTGGTGGTGCTGCAATTATGGTTTCAACACCTTCTGGTCTTGATGCTGTATTTTACAAGACATTTGATGGTGCTCGTAGAGAAGAAAACAACTTTAAAGCCGTTGAACTCTGGTGGTATAATGACCCAAGATATAATAAAGACTTGGTTTGGTTGAAAAACAAAGGGAAGGAAAACGAAAAGAAATTAGTTGACCAGAATTGGGATAATAAAACCAGAATCCAAATGATGGATGATGGCTGGGAAGCCAGTTCACCTTGGTTTGAGGAACAGGTAAGGGATGCCAACGGTGATATGCGTAAAATCGCACAAGAACTTCTATGTTCTTTCTTAGGTTCTGGCGATAACTTCATTGCAGAAGAATATCTTTTACGTATACAAGAACATGAAGTAACCACACCTATTCGTCAGGAATACATGGATTTAAATATGTGGATATGGGAAGACCCAATCGTAGGTGAAGACTATATTATGACGATAGATGCTTCAGCAGGTCATGGAGAAGACAACTCAACAATTAATATATTGAAGAATACTGAGATAATTGAGGAAAAGATTATAACAAAGGGTGATAGGGTTAAGAAAGTTAAAATTAAGAAGCATAAATTATTGCAGGTAGCTGAATATTATGGGAAAGTTGTGCCTCAAGTACTTGCAGAAATCGCATATCAATATGGTAGACGATATAATAATGCCTATACTGTTATTGATGTAACTAATGGTTATGGGGTTCAAAGTATTGAAAAATTATTGGAGTTTGGATTTGAAAATGTTCATTATGCCGAGGTAACACATAAACCAACAAGAGATAGATTACAGGGTTACATTAAAAAGGGACAGAAGGTAATGCCTGATGGTACGGTAATAAACGTGGATTTAATCCCCGGTTTCTTCATTGGAAACAACCGTGCATCAGTTGTTCTTGAGATGCAGAGAGCGATTCATATGGAAGACGTGATAATCAGGTCAATAAGATTATTAAATGAATTGAAAACGTTTGTTACTGTGGCTGGAAACCGTGTTGCAGACCATAAACGTAGCTTCCATGATGATAGTATTATGGGATTGTCTATTGGTTTATATGTGATAAACTTTGACATGGCTCGATATAAACAAAGTAAAGGTATTACTGAGAAATTACTTAATTCAATTATTACACTGAACGATATTAGCGATATGGAAAGAGTCAAGGGTTTCAAAAATAAACCAATGATTCCTAACCATAGCTCATATCCATCTGAGATGTATCAAGCAAACTCTTGGTTATTTAAAGGAATTAAGGATAAAAACAAAAGATAGAATGTATTTATAGTTAAATCAACTTTTCCGAAAAATTAAAGTATTTATAAAAAACTATAATAAATTATAAAAATGGCTGAACAAGAAAAAAGAGGTACAATATATCAACAGCTTAATAAACTTTTGAATCTTGATGGCATGGGATTTCAGGATGCACAACCATCTATCTCACAAAGCACACCATCTAAGGAAGCTAAAATTGTTATTAAAGGCAATACCCCTGAAGAAATTCACAGAAAAGGTCTGGAAATTGAACAGAAGAAAGAACTACAAAATAAATTCTTTAGGACTACCGATAGGGGTTTTCAGAAAGCACTTCAATATGAAGCAGCCAGACTTCCCGCATATATCGACTATGAGGGTATGGAATACTACCCAATTATCAGTAGCGCATTGGATTTATTCATGGAAGAAGCAACTACAATTGGAATAAACGGTAAAATGCTTAATATTTATTCCAATAAAGAAAGAATCAAGACTCTGTTAGAAGAATTCTTCTATGATATTGTTAACGTGAATGTTAACTTGCCTTTCTGGGTTAGAAATGTGGTAAAATATGGTGATAATTTCGTATTACTTTACGGTGAACGTAAAAAAGGTATTACTCACGTAAAACAATTGGTTAACTATGAAATTGAAAGGTTCGAAAGAATACAAAACGGTAAACCAATCGTCAAGTTCAAGGAAAGGATGACTGGAGATGAATTCAATGTATTTGAAATCGCTCACTTTAGGCTTCTTGGTGATGATAAGTATCTACCTTATGGTTCATCTGTTTTAAATAAGGTCAGAAGAGTGTTCCGTCAGCTTGTAATGGCTGAAGATGCTATGCTTACTTACCGTATTATCCGTGCTGGTGAGAAAAAAGTGTTCAAAATTGATGTTGGGAACATTGATGAAGAAGATATTGAGGAATATGTATATAAAGTTGCGACCAAGTTCAAAAAAACAGCGCAAGTACACGCAAATGACGGTCAAATTGACTACAGATTTAATATTTTAGGAAATGATGAAGATTATTTCCTTCCAGTAAGAAACGCAAACACACAAACGGGCGTGGAGACGCTCCCCGGGGCATCAAATCTCGATGCAATTCAGGATATCGAATATCTTAGAGACAACCTGTTCATTGGATTGGGTATTCCAAAGCCATTCTTGAGCTTTCAAGATGCTGCAGGTGCTGGTAAAAACATGGCACAGTATGATATCAGGTTTTCTAAGAAAGTAAATCGTATTCAACAAGCAATGGTTCAGGAACTCAATAAAATGGCGATGATTCACCTATATTTATTGGGTTATAGTGGTGAGGATTTAAGTGGTTTTGAATTAACCCTTACTAATCCTTCAACACAACAGGAATTATTGAAATCCGAATTATTGCGTGATAAAGCACAATCATATGCTGAATTAACTCGTGGCGAAGGTGGTATTGCTGCAATGTCACATACCAAGGCGAAACGACTGTTATTCAACATGAGTGACAGAGAGATTGTTGATGACCTCAAGCAACAGAAAATGGAGAAGGTTGTTATGCAAGAACTTGCAGATGCTCCTGTTAGTATTAAGAAAACTGGTTTATTTGCTGATATCGATAAGCGATTTGGCGCACCAGAAGAGGTAATGGCAAGCGGTGGAACTGAAATGGGTGGAGCACCACCCGAAGGTGGAGAATTAGGTGGAATGCCACCATTAGGGGGTGGAGCACCAGCAGGTGGTGGAATGCCACCATTAGGTGGAGAATTAGGGGGAGCACCAGCAGGTGGTGGTGAAATGCCACCGTTGGCAGAACGACATTCGAAACTAAGTGAAGAAGAATTTAGTCTACATGTTGAAAGAATGGTTTTTGGTAATAGTGTAGAACCAGAGCATAAAAAAGAGAAGAAGAACAAGAAAATTATCAGTGAGAATAACGAGGCTAATGATAAGCTAAATAAAAATGCTCAAGATATGATTACTGAAATTGATTCATTGCTGGAGACTACAGAAAGCTTCAATACACAGACAAAAATTACTGAGGCAGAAG